TGCTTCTATGTGATTGAAACCTGCCTTTACCATCTCTGAACTGTATGCCCTTCAGCTTTACCCAGCGTTCTAAATCCTTAAAGGGTGGCATCTTGTTTTTATACTTGTAGGGCGTAGGCTCTTTCATCTTATGCGATTTGAAGTTAGCCGCACCTTTAACCCCTTTGTCTTGGTAGTCCCCATACTCCTCATACGCAAATACAAGGGTAACAGAACCTGCCTTACTTACTTTAATATCCCATTTGTCTAAAGACTTATAGAGGTCTCCAGAGGCTTTATGTCCTTCTCTGGTTAGATTGTACCTTGCTCGTTTTATAACGGCCTTAGCAAACTTAGTAAAGGCTTGTTCTATGTATTCGGGTCTTAGCATACTTAATAAACACAAAAAATAGCTTTGTATCTTAAATAAAAACTCTGTAAGGCCAGTTACAAACTAATTCCCACTTATAGTTTATGTATCGGTAAATTTTTACATTTGGGTTTTTTAGCCAAAGCCAAAAATTAAACTTTTTAAAACTCATTGGGAACTTTATTCTACTTTGTGGCGTAGCACCAATTTCTTCAGCGTAGTATACTTTATATCCTATTTGAAGTTTGTATATCATAACAAAAGCCCCGAAGGGCTTAGTTTTAAATTCCGTAAAAAGATTTAGTTTCTTTAGATAGTCTAAATTTAGAAGCTCTGTGAAACTCTTTGCCGTTTCTTTTACCTATTTGAGTGTAAATTAAAGCTCCACCTTCGCTTCTAGTAATTTCTAAAGTATATTTTTCTGAGCTGTTTAATTTTACTGTATGGGTGCTTAAAAGTGTCATAATGTATTGTTCTTGTTTGATGGTGCTAATATACGACCGTTTCCCAAACCGCCAAAATCTAGGATAACTTTTATTCTTAAAATTACCTAACTAACTGAAAACCAATTAGAAAAATTTAGCAAATACTTGTATCCGTATTACGAATCTCTACCTGAAAGTTCAGAACCCAACCTGCTAGGGTATTCTCAAATCTATCTTGGAATGGTTCTACAGTTGGGGTAGTGGTTACTTTAAAATCATTGTCCCACAGGTCTCCTCTTAGCATAGACTGCACTAAAAGGTTTGCTGCTGCTAGTTGGCTGTTGTGTACGTCTTGTAAGTTGTTATACCCTAAGAAGGGTTCTGTTTGGTCTTTAGAGTTCTCGTTGCTTATATCTACAACATCTGCAAACGTGATACTGAAATCTATAGTAATAAAGCTTTGCTCAATAGACCCAGAGGTAGGCACAATATGTGCTAAAGGGAATATAGTCCTGCGGTTTAAGTCTACATCCGTTAAGTCTCCAATAGTTACCGACTGGGTAATATTGTTATTGCTTAGTGATGTGTTTAGGGCTTCTATAATTTGGTAATAGGCTCTCATATCTTATTCATTTTTTTTATTTCTTGTGCCTCTACTTCTGAGCTTTCAGTAATGTATGACAATGTATAAAGGCATTCGCTAACTGGTAGTCGTGTGATTTGCTCTTGCTTGGTAATATCTCCTCCAGCAAGTCTATGTACTGCTGAAAACCATCCGTATCTACCAGCGAGCTGTGCGCGTGCTGAGTAGTCTGCTTCTCCTTCTCCTTCTTTAAAGAGCGCAGGGAATCTTTCGATAGTTCGTTGCTTAAAGTCCAAAAAAAAACCAGCGCACCTAGCACTACGTTTAATGGCATCTTTTTTAGGGTCTCAGAATATTTAGTGCTAGACTTGTACTTCTCTATGCTGTAGTAGTCACCTTTCTTATTTAGAATTGGTCTAAATAGTACAGCCATTGCGCGGTGCATATTCTGCCACTCTAGTAAATTGTCTAAGTCTATATATTCTCCAAAGGTTATATTTTCTAGGTCGGGTTGGAATCCAAACTGCTTACCATCTAACTCAAAGAACTTTACTAAAGGTGTCTTTTGGGTAAAGGTATTGTTTAGGGTCTTAGTGACTTTATCTACATCTGCCTTACGGACGTTTAGAACGTCTTTAACGCCACAGAATATATCTAGCATCTTACGGGCTACGAACTCCTCACTAGCCTCTTTATCTAAAGCCATAAAGCGTTGATACTGTTCTAGGGTAATCTCGCTTAACTTTTCGGGTATGCTTATTTCTACTTGCATATCTAATAAACCAATATTTAACGAATTGTATAAGACCCTCTATTTGGTCGCTCTAATTGGTAGTAGGCAGCGTACCTTGCAGCATCTATTAGGTGGTTGTAATTATCTACAGGGGCTACTTTCTTCTCTAGCCAAGCGTAGTTATTAAGTTCTTTTACTAGGTTGTGGGAGTCTGGGTCTACTATTAACTTGTAGTCTTGTAGCATTGCTATACCATCCATTACACTACCTTGAGGCTTTAGGGCTTTAACTACGTTTAGTCCTCTGTTTTGTAGTTCGGTTATTAGTCTAGGTTCTGCACTATCTGCTACTATTAGACTCTTACCGCATACCTTAGAGGCTATGTCGAATATTTGGCTAGTAGTTAGGTTAGGCTTGTAGAGATGTTCTTTTAGGTAGATTGTGCCTTTGTCCTTATTAATGTGAGTAGCAATTATAGTAGTTGGGTCTATGGAGAATCCAAAGTCCATACCGTATATGTAATCTGTATTAGGTGTTTGCCCTAGTTCCCAGTTACTAAAGATAACGCCCTCAGCTTTGTTCAGCCAGCCTCCTAAGATTTGGTGCTTGTACTTTTCGGGCCTATCGCGCTTAATACGTTCTACCTGATTGATAAAAGACTGGTCTAGGTGCTTTTGATTATCTAAGTAGGTTGTATGTATGTAGGTTGTGTCTTGCTTAGTTAGATTCGAGCCTTCCTGCACCCCAGCATCTTCAAAGAACCGTTTATAAATCCAATGCGCCTTAGTAGTAGGGTTCATAATTAGCATCACTCGGTTTTGGATTCCTTTCTGCCTTACCGATAAATCTATCTTGTCGAAGATTGTTTCGTCTGTTAGCTCTTCGGCTTCATCTAAGACCCAAGTAGTAATACCCTGCAAAGATTTGAGTGCTGCTGTCTGGTCGCCGCTAGAGGTTTTGATACCCTTAAATATAATTTCACTACCTGATAGCTTATTAACTATTGAGTCGTTAGTGATGGTAAAGTAGTCTTGTAGGTCGAGTAGTTCTATCTTCTCTAGGAACTCTGGGATAATAGAAATCTTAGCCGCAGTCATTGTATAGCGGGTAAAGAGTATCTTGTGGCCTTTCTCAAGTGATAGGAGGCATAAAAGCAGGTTAGCCGCGAAACTCTTACCAGAGCCGCGACCACCTGTTATAACGAAGTATCTACTATCGCTATCTGCTAGAGGTTGGTATTTTGGGTTTAGGCTAATCAATCTCCTCAGCTTCTTCGATATTATCCGAGTTAAAGCTTACCAGCTTCTTTAGAGTGAACTGTATATCGCCACTTGCGCTTAGTTCAATAGATTCTTTTGGCTTACCTAAATAGTACGAGAGAAACAAAGTAGCGGCTTTAGTGTCACCTTCCTTAGCCTTCTCGTAGACTGCACGTATTACTTCCTTAACCTCTTCGGGGGTGGCTGCTTCTTTTAGCACCGTTCTAAAGGGGTTTAGTCTTTTGTCTTTTAGCGACTGGGGTTTGGTACTGTGACCGCCGTTATGTTTTCTTTTATCTTCTGGCACTATTTAGAATTATTCTAAATTAATTTTTAAATTGCAACACTATCTATTTAAAGTAGCGATAGTATAAGTTATTGGCTCTTGTTCGTCTACATCAGTTAAGATGTAGGTAAAAGATACGTTGTAGGTCGCTGAGGTCAATTTAGAAGGCTTTTAAAGGACTCTAAAGTATTTTCTGATGCTTGTTCCATTAGCTCTTCATTAACCGCTTCGGAGACGTTTATAAGTATCTCGTTAGCTTGGTTTATTGTTAGCTGATTAGAGTCTTGTGTATAGTAGTCTTTCTTATCAGAGGTAAAGTAATAAAATGAGCTGCTCGTTAATATGTAGTATATGGCTCTTAGCTTCTTCATAATTAATAAACCTAGTAGTCTAGTATCTGTTTTCGTAATAGATTTAGGTCGTTTATATTTCGGTTCTTAGTTGCCCATTCATTTAATCTACCTGCGTAGTCTTGCACTTCGTCTAGGGATAGATTTTTTAGGGAGTTCCATTCTGTGTAACTTTCTCTTAATTGTATAGCTGGGTTATCTAGATAGGGTTGGGTCTTACTAGCTATTAGCATACGGTTTTTAAATCCTGCTTCTACAGCCTTTAGGTCTGATTTAAGAGAACTAAATAGAGTAGGGTATATAGGAGCAAGGGAGACTGTAAAAGCATCGTATATAAAGCCGTAATTATCGACGTTAGTAAATTTATAGTATCGCTTTGCTTGTAGTTTGTTCTTGAAGTATTCGGGTGCTAGTATATCTATATTACGCTCTGCGCCTTTAAGTTGTTCGAGGTCTCGCTTGTGGGTTATTCC